CTTCTTTAGTTTCTGGCACTTTAGTTTCTGGAACTTCAACTTTTGGTATTTCAGTTTTTAATTCTTCAACTACGCTTTCTTTCTTTTCAACTACGTTTTCTTTTTTGTCTTCAACAACCTCTTCTTTTATTGGAGGCGGTTTACTTAAATCTATTTTAATAACTCCATCGTTTTCAACTTTTGGTTTAGATTTAAATTTACCTTTTTTGTCTCTTGGTTGTTCTTTTTTTTCAACAACCTTTTCAGTTGTTTCTTTAACAACTTTTTTGTTATTTTCTTCCATAATAAAATTTTATAAAATATTAAAAATTAGAGACCAAACTTTCTCATGCCTGCGTCTCCACTAAGTATATCATTACCTGATGATTCAAATTTCTTAAATGATTCACCCTCTTTTCTTTGCTCTATCATTTCTTTTTGTCTATCAGCTTGCATGTTAACTCTAGCATCTTTTCTATCTTCTCTTATTTCTTCTTTCTTATCGTTAGATTCTTTTTTCATGCTTTCTATTTGAGAGTTTAACTCAAACTCATATTGCATTAATTCTTTTTTAGCTTGTATTTCTGCTTGTAAGTATTGTATTTTTAAAGAGTTTCTAGTCTGCTCTAATTGTGATTCAGCTTGACTTTTGCCTTGAGCTTTTTGAACTTCAGCTTGAGCAGCGGCTTGAGTTTGCTGCGCATTAGCTGCGGCTTGGGCTTGCATGTTTTGTTGTTGCATCGCTTGGTCTTTGGCTGCTTTAGCTTTTCTTTTAACTTTTAACAATTGATTAGCAAGCTTTATGTTTCTTACGTTACGTAAATCAATAGCATCATCTAGATCAAGCATTTTTTGGCCTAATGCAACTTGTATATTATTTTCAAGTAATTGCTTCTCTTCTTCATCTGGTAATAGTTCTATAAATATACCAAAATCATGAAGATGCAAATTAGACATTTCTTCTAGCGTTGCTACATTATGAGCACCTATAGCTTGTATAAAAGCATTTTTAGTTGGTGAGTATTCTACTATATCAGATATTCGTAAAGATAAGCATTCAGCAACCTCAGCTGTTAAAAATAACATTGCTTGTAGTATATGTCTAGTTGCTGTATTTGAGTTTGCTGCTGCTAATTTTTGAACGCCAACTAGAGCATTTTTATCTGGAGTGGCAGCATCTCTAGCCTCGTTTAATCCTGTTGTGTCTCTTATCATTTGTAGATAGTAATTGTAAGTTTGAATTAAACTTTGTATTTTACCACCATTGACTCCGTTATTTATTTGCTGTATTGGTACTTTACCTGGGTTGCCATCACCTTCGCTAGTAAAACTTCTACCAATAACACTACCAGTTTGGAAGAACATATTTAAAGCTTCCTGTGGATTGTAATTAGTTCCATTGCCTAAATCAACTTCTGCTAAACCATCTACGTCTAAATAAACACCGTCTGGTACCATTCTAGACATTACTTGTTGTAACTTTAAATGTGTTAATTGTATCATATCAGCAAAACCTGTTATTCTACTAACTATAGATTCAATTCTTCCTTGATACATTCTAGGAGCTACTATTTGATAATTCATTTTAACACTACCAAAATCAGACTCAGAACGCATCATGTTATCTGCCATTTTCCATTTTAGTAATTTATCTGCGCCTATTAAATAAACACCTTCATATAAAACCTCTACAGTTCTTTCTAATTTACCAAAGTCACCATCCATATTTTCTACAGGTGGATTAAAAGTGTCATCTTTTTCAATTACTTTTTCAGCTCCACTACCTAATTTTTTTAACTTATAAACATCATTCATGTGTGTTTTATAATTAAAGTACAGAACTTCTACTTGGTTTTTATCTAACTCTCTTCTATAGTGTGAGTGCCTGTAGGATGTATAACCTGAGTTATCTACTATGTCTTTTATTTCTTCTTCAGATAAATCAGGAAATTCTTTTACTAGTTCATTTATAGGAACGATTTTAACCTCACCAACATAATATATATCATCAAAGTATGGAGACTCAGTGTGTGAATATATCATATTAGCTGGATCAACATATTTTATTTTAACGCCTTCAGTAAAATCAAAAGTTGTTTTTGTTGCGCCTATACCTAATACAGCTAAATCATATAAAACTCTTCGTCTAGTTAAATCATAATCGCTATTATCCATTAGTACATTAATAGCTTGCTCTTCTGCCAACTCTACCGCTTGCTTGTAATTTAATTGCATGTGTAGCGCTAATTCTTCTTCTGAATCAGGAAGCGACTCTGGCGAATTTTCTGATATATCAATACCAAATTGCTCTTGAACTAAATTAGTATACTCTTTAGCTCTCATATCTCTAAGTATAGATTCCATGTACTCAGTTCTTTTAGTTATCCCAAACTGATCTTGTGAATAAGCATTTATTTCGTAATTTCTTTGTGACATTCCATTTACTACTATATCTACAAATTTAGGAATAATAGGAACGGGCTTCCAGTCTAAATTTAAATATGATAAATCACCATTTATAGATAATTCATTTTTATATTTTTGAATTGACTGCTCTCCTCTAGCATATAGTCTTAATTGATGAAAATTATTTATGTTGCCATCAAATTTAGAAGTAGCACCATTAAACCATTCTTGCCTTATAGCCTTAGCCACATCTAAACCATATTTTTCAGATAGTTTTTCTAAATCACTTACCGCTTGTGATGGAAAATTTACATGAGATTGAATCATATTTTGTCTGTTATTATTTTAGATTGAAATCCTTTATTATTATACTTGTGCACACTAATGTTAACTGGTTGTTTTTCTATTTTTGGGTTTGGGCGGTATAAGTGCCTATTACAAGCCATTATTGCTAAGCCCGAGCTTATAGAAGCGTCGTGCTTTGTTCTTTTGTTTATATCAAATCTTGACCAGTCGTTTAAAGTATCGTTAAAATACATCGTACCATAAGTGCCATCTTGCAATAAGCCGACATGGTCGTTAATATACATTTCAATAGCCGCTGCATGAGCTTGCTTTATGTCTTCACTAGAGTTTGGTATTCCACCAACTTCTTTTTCTGCAACTGATAACTTATTCCAAATTTTATCTGGTCTATTTATACTAAACTTTCTATATCCTCTTCTACGTAAATAATATAATAGTCTAGGTTTATTATTTTCTGCTAATATTGGCATGCCATAAAAAACTAAAGACATTAAAACATCTTCAAAAAACATATCAGCTGTTTGTGGTCTAGCTATATATTCTAAAAAAAATGTATTAGCTGGAGCGTCTTCCATTGAAAATTTTGTTAATCCGTGTAAAGCTCCTTTCGACCCTGTTCCGTCTACCGTACCTGATATATCATAGGAGTCACACCCAAATGCGCCCATATGTTCGTTACCTGGGTATTTTACGCCATTTTTTAATATAACGTTATTTTGTAATTTGCTACTAGGAATCCAACTAACTTTAAATCTACCATTAGGATCAGCGTTAAAAACTACTTGTGTATCTTTTACTCCAGCTGTCCACTGAAAATTACCAGTTGTTAATACAGATGAATTTTTATTACCTTCGTTATAATCTATTTGCTCATATATTTTTATAAGATTAAATATACTATTTTTAGTTTCATCTCTAAACGCGTGTTCTTCGGTTCTTGGAAACTGACGGTAAAATTCATTTAAAGCATCTTGATCATCTTTTAATCCATCAGCCTCATTATTCCAATGATCAATAACACCGTAATCTATTTCTAATCCTTGAGGATCTTTTTTTTCTTTTTGAGGTGTGTTAAAAACCGGTTGACCGTATTCATCGATAAATCCTTCATAGTTCCACTCCATTGGGATAAATAAAGAATATAATCCAGACTTTGTTTGTCCATTTCTATTTCTTTTTGTTACATCAGAGTTGTTATATAAGTTTTTAAAATTATCACCACCCTTATCAAGAGCGTTGCTTGTTGATCCCATCATGCACTTGCCAACAACTCTACTACCTAATCTTAAACAAGTTTTTGTAACTCTCCAGTTATTTTTTATGTTATCAGGTCTTTCCCACTTACCACTCTCATCGTGCACTAACAGTGAAAGCTTTTCACCATCATAACTGTTGTCACCTGTATTTTTCCAATCTATAGTTGTGTCTAGCCCTTCAACGTCATCCATTTCCTCACGCTCACGTATTTTCTTACGAGTAAACTTTTTAGCTGGCACTCTATATGCGAGTTCGGACTTTGGTCGGTCCATACCATCTTGTATTGGTTTAAAGAAAAATGGATAGTTAAGACTTATTGGTACAACTTTATCTGTAAACATTTTTTTAGCATCAGCACCAGTTTTGGATAATATGCCAAATCTACTATCACTTGCTAATGTAGCTAGGTTAACTGTTTCAGCTGAACTCATGAAAGAAAAACCAGAACGTCTATTTTTTAAATAACACATCCCGTAACTTCTTTTGTCTGCTTTGCAAGCTTCCCAAAATATAAAAAATAATCTATTTGCTTCTCTATAATCTGGAGCGCCTACATCAATCTTACTCCACTGTAAGTACATATAATGTGTACCTGTTATGTACGTTGGCTTACCATTATTCATAAACCAAAACCCTTCTTCTCTTCTTTTAAACTCTTCGTCTATATATCCGTAATGTTTTTCTTTAAAATCATCTGGGTAATCTTGCCAATCAAATACTGTTTTAATTCTTTTAAAATCAGGATTAGTAGGGAATTGTTCCCACTTTTGTTTTTCTTTTGTTTCGCTACGGCTGTATATTTCTTTTGGTTGCTTTGGCAACGCTATTTGAAAACCTTGTATCTCTAATATTTCACCTATTTGGCCAGATTTAGATATAGATACTAAATCACTTTCTTTATTGTAACCATACTTCCATTTTTTAGACTTATTAAGTCTTTTAATAGCGTTTTCTCTTATAGGCTTTACAACCTTGTATAATGATTGTTTATACATTACTTAGATCTTCCTTCTGCAAATCCTTTAAAAGTATTCTCTTTCTTTTCCTCTGCGGGTTTTCCTTCTAGCATGTTTTCTTCCTCGTGGATTCTATTTAATATTTCAAACGCGTCAAATATAGCTAACTTTTTAGTTGCTGCCGCGTTCTTTAATCTGTCGGCTGATATATCTTCATCTGAATCAACTATCTCTTCTCTAGCAACTTTAATTAACTCTTCAACTGCTTTGTGCCCAGCTTGGATTATGTTCTTCTTCGTTTCCTTGATATTCATATTTAATTGTAATAAATTTATTCATAACCCTGTATAATCTTTCTCCATTAACTATAAACTCGTACTCCATGCTAGGCATAAAACCAACTAACTCTTGTTTATTAAAAGTTCCATCAGAATATTTAATGATACCAATCAGTGGTCTTTCTATTTTATCGCTAAACTTATTAATATTTTTTAAGGGTTTTATAAAACTATAACCTGGCATAGCTTTATTATTATATAAATATATTTGATCTTCTGATATTATATATTTATTTTCTTTCCAATACGATCTACTGTTTTTTTCTCTACCCTTCATATCATACCATCTTCTAAAAACATTATGATGCACTATCACTTCATCACCTACATTTAAAGATGATTGAAATAATAGTGGAGTAGCGATTATTTTTGCGAGTCTATTTATATATTGATGATTAAATATTTCAGTGTTTAATATTAACTCTTTGT